ACATGAAGTTCATGGGCCTCAACACGGAAGAAGCGGCGGCGAAGAGCGGCACGCGTCCGGACCTGACCAGCGAAGCTCCGTTCACTGCCTCCAACGACGTGTCGCGCATGCGGCTCCAGGAAGAGGATACGGACACCACGCTGGCGACCTACATCGAAGAGATCGAGATCACGATCAACAACAACGCGTACCGCAAGACGGCGATCGGCACCCTCGGTGCGTTCGACGTTGGCGTCGGTGACTTCACGGTCAGCGGCTCGGTGAAGGCGTACTTCGACAGCCACACGGCAACGGACGCGATCCGCAACAACACAGACGTCTCGCTCGACTTCGCAGTCGTGCAGGCGAACGCGGGCTGGCTCTTCGACCTCCCGCTGGTCGTGCTCGGTGACGGTCGCAAGGACGTGCAGAAGGACGAAGCCGTCCGCCTGAACCTGTCCCAAGAAGCCGTTGCCCACGCGACGCTGGACCACACCCTGCTCGTTCAATCGTTTGCCTACCTGCCCGATCTGGCAGAGTAGTACGGACTAACGGGACCGCCATGCGTGAAGAGCGCGTGGCGGTCCACGTTTGTCAACCAGAGAGGAACGCATGAACCCCTTCAAAATGTACCAGACAGACCCGGACCTTGAGGTCCAGGGCATCGACATCGACTACGGCGACTTCTACTTCACGATCGCCCGCGCGGGCGGCGCGAACAAACGCTTCAACGAGCGCCTTGCGGAAGCGTTCAAGCCGTACCGGCGCGCGATCCAAACCGAGACGGCGGACGTCAAGCTGCTCGACCGGATCACCAAGGAAGTGTTCATCCAGGAGTGCATCAAGGGTTGGGGCTCGACCAAGCACGGCCCAGGCAAGATGCTGAACGTCGACGACAGCCCGCTCGACTACACCCCGGAGAACGTCGCGCTGTTCTTCGGCGAGCTCCCGGAGCTCCTCGACGACCTCGTTGGGCAGGCGAACAAGATGGCGCTCTACCGCGCCAAGGTCATCGAAGACGACCTGGGAAACTAACCGACTACCTGCTGTACACGCTCAAGCAGGGACCGTTGGAAGCGAACATCCTGGAGCGAGCACAGAAGCGTGGGCGTGCTGCACCAGAGGCGATAGCCAACGCGCCGACGCTCAAGGCGTACCTCCAGTTCTACTGGGAGGCGTTTCTTGAGCTCGACACGTGTCGCCCTCTGGGCATGTCGTCCGTCGGGCAAATCCCCTGGACGGCTGTCAACGAGTATGCGTTGCGGCACGGCATCGTTGACGTGGACGACTTCGACTATCTCTTGACCATGATACGCGGTATCGATGCAGCGTACCGAACCTACGTGCGGGAGAAGACGTCCAAGTGAGCGAGCCGAATGACTTCGCGCGCCGAATGACGCTACGTGGCATCCGGGTTGAAGCCAACTCGGACGCGGCGGTGCGCAAGTTCGCGCTGCTGGCTGATCAAGCGGTCGTCAACGCGACGCCGGTTGACACCGGTCGCGCGCGCTCGAATTGGATCGTCAACTTTGACAGCCCAAGTGCTGTGGTGCGAGAAGCGCTCGCTGAAGGTCCAGCCGCAGGTTCTGCGGCGATCGCCGAAGCCGCTGCGAAGATCGCTGTGTACAATGGAGACGTGAACCGCGAAATCCACCTGACCAACAACCTGCCGTACATCGGACGGCTGAACGACGGCTACTCAGCGCAAGCCCCTGCGGGCTTCGTCGAGCAAGCGGTTCAGATCGCCGCTGCAGCGGTCGCTGGAACGAGGCTGCTTGACTAATGGCAACTGAACGTCTTGACATTATCGTCTCGGAGCGCGGGTCACGCGTCGTCAAGCGCGAGCTCCAAGAGATCGGAACCCAGGCGCGCGCCACTGGCAGCGCGGTTGGTGCACTGCGCCAAGCGTTCATCGTGGCGGGCCTCGGTGTCGGCGTCCAGCAGCTGATCGAACTGGCGGACGCCTACACCACGATCCGGAACCGCGCGCGCCTCGCAGTCGGTCCTACGGGCGACGTGAACGCGACGCTCGACCGGCTCTTCACGATCGCCAACCAGACGCAGCAACCAATGGAAGCGATCACGACGCTGTTCCAGCGCGGCTCCATTGCCGCGCGCGAACTGGGCGCGTCGCAGGAAGAGCTCTACACCTTCACGCAGCTGGTCGGTCAGGGCCTCGCCATTCAGGGCGGCTCTGCGGCGTCTGCAACCGGCGCGCTGCTCCAGCTGTCCCAAGCCCTGGGCTCTGGCGTGGTCCGCGCGGAAGAGTTCAACTCCATCCTCGAAGGCGCATTTCCGATTGCCCAGGCGGCGGCGCGCGGGCTTGATGAGGCAGGCGGTTCGGTGGCGCGTCTGCGTCAGCTGATCGTCGGTGGTCAGGTCTCGTCGCAAGAGTTCTTCGATGCGCTACTTTCTCAGGCTCCGGAGCTCGCGGCCACATTCGCCACAACCGTACCCACGATCGGAGCGGCGTTTACCGTCCTGCGCAACAACGTCGTCCGAGCGTTTGGCGAGTTCAACCAAGCGACGGGAGCGAGCCAGGGCTTTGCCCGCTTCATCCTCTTCATCGGACAAAACGCAGGCACGCTGATCGACATCCTCGAAGCGGTCGCTTACGCCCTGGGCGTGCGCTTCGCGATCCAGGGTATCGGCGCGGCGGTCGGCGCTCTGCGTGCCCTCGCGATTGCGATTGCGACCAACCCACTCGGAGCAATCGCTACAGTAGCGCTTGCTGCTGGTGCAGCCTTCGTGGCGTTCAGCGACAAGATCGCTCTCACGCGCGGTAGCTCCGCTTCTGCGTTCGACTTCATCAGCACGGCGTTCGGCGACCTTGTGGGCTTGATTGGCTCCGGGGTGCAGACCGTGCTCAGCTGGTTCGGCAACTGGGAAGACGAGCTCGGTCAGTTCGACTTCTTCAAGTTCGTGCAAGGCATCGCCACTGGCATCGACGCAGTAATCGGTCTCTTCTACGGGCTGTCCGACGGCGTCACGCAGCTGTTCCGCACCTTCCCGCAAGTCATCGGCGACCTGATGATCAGCGGCCTCCAGCGCGCGTTCAACGCGGGCACCGACTTCGTGAACGGCATCATCCGCGCGCTGAACCGCATCCCCGGTGTGGCGATCAACACGATCAGCGCACCGGACTTCGTGAACCCGTTTGAGAACGCAGCTGCGGCTGTGGGCGACGCGGCGAACCGTGGCTTCCGTCGCGGCATGGACGAAGGGCTGGCGTCGAACTACGTGGACGGCGTGCGCGAGCGCGCGGAAGCCGAAGCGGCGGCGAGCGCGGCTGCTGCTGCAGAGGCAGCAGGTCCGACGGCTCCCACAACCCCCACTGCTCCGGGCGGCGACGGCTCTGGTGTCAGCCGTGCGGACATCATCAACGACTTCAACCGCTACCTGGACGAGCAGAACATGCTGCTCCAGTTCAACAGCCGCGAACGACAAATCCAAGAGCAGCTGCTTCAAGTGAACAACGCGCTGACGCAGGAAGGCTACGACACCCTTTCCGCAGGCGAGAGCGGTCCCATGCTCGAACGGCTGCGCAACCTGCAGACCGAACAAGAGCTCATGGACGAGCGCGAGCGCATCCTTGCCGCGAGCGACGAACAGATGCGCCTCTACAGCGTGACGCAGCAGGCGCTCAACCAGCTGATCGCCGAAGGCGCGATCACGCAAGCCTCGTTCAACGAGCAAATGCGCCAGCTGCAAATCTCCATGCTGGAAACGCGCATCGCCATGGGCGAAGGCTCGTTCGCAGACGGCTTCCTGCTCGAAATCCAACGCATGCTCCAAGGCGTCGAGAACTTCCGCGCCACGGCGGGTCAGTCCTTTGGACAGTTCTTCCAGCGCGTCACCGACGGCTTCGCTAACAGCGTGGGCCGGGCGATCGTGTACTCGGAGAACCTGGGCGCGGCGATCCAGCAGGTTGCCCGGAGCGCGCTCGCTGAACTGATCAGCGCGCTCGTCAAGCTCGGTATCCAGTGGGTCATCAACCAGACCCTTGGGCAAACGCTCGCAACCGCCTCCACTGCGGCCTCGGTGGCCCAGGCAGGCGTTGTGGCTTCGGCGTGGTCGCCTGCTGCTACGGCAGTCTCGCTCGCCTCCTACGGGGCGAACAGCCCGGCTGCTATCGCGGGCATGAGCGCGGCCTACGCGGCTGGCAAGCTGTTCTCCTCGGTCAGCAAGTTCGCCGACGGCGGGCGCGTGTCTGGCCCAGGCGGGTCGCGCTCTGACCTCGTTCCGGCGCTGCTGTCCAACGACGAGTTCGTGGTGAACGCGGGCGCGTCGCGCCGCAACGCTGCGCTGCTCGAAGCGATCAACAACGGTGCGACGGTGACCGGCGCGGGCGGCGACATCACACTGGGTATCGAGGTCAATGTCAACGGCGACGCGGGCTCCAACCCCGAACGCACAGGTGCGACGATTGCGCGCGAGATCGAACAGGCGCTTCTCCCGCTGCTGGCGAAGCAGATGCGCCCTGGCGGGCTGCTGGCGGGAGGCAGGTAAATGACAGCGCTTCCACTGCAACCCGACTACGGCGCGAAGCTCGCCCTCGACGTCAACGTCACAGAGGTCAAGCTCGGCGAGCACTACTCGCAGCGCGTGATCCGTGGGCCGAACCGCCGCAAGCAAGTGTGGCAGCTGAACTGGAACGGCCTGGACAACGAAGACGAGAACACGCTGCGCGAGTTCTTCGAGGCGCTTGAGACGGACTACTTCACCTGGACGCCTCCGGGCGACGGGGCAACCGAGATCAAGCTGGTGACCGACAAGTACGACGCGACGATTGCGGGTTGGAACAACTGGCGCGTCTCGCTCAAGTGCAGGCAAGTGTTCGATGTCTAAGATCAGCGAGCACATCCAGAAGGCGAGCCTGGGCGCAGAGGTCGAGCTCTACCAACTCGACCTCTCGCTGTTCAACGAAGGCACGCTGTACTGGGTTGCGGGCGACGAAGGCGCGCTCACGCAGAGCGTCTCGTTCGACGGCCAAGAGTACACGCCCTTCCCGATCACGGCTGAAGGCTTCGAGCAGCAGCTGAAGGGTCCGCTCGCGCGCCCGACAGTTACGGTGGCGAACGCCAGCGGCATTCTTACGCCCTTCGTCGTGGCCCACGGCTACCTTGTCGGTGCGACGTTCCGCCGCATCCGCACCTTCGCCAAGTTCTTGGACGACGGCGCAGACCCGGACGGCGATGCGATCCTGCGTCAAGACGAGTACACACTGCGCCGCTTGCTGAAGCACCGGTCGCGCCAGTTCCTCAAGTGGGAGCTCGCCGCGTCCATCGACGCGACGAACGCTGTGCTCCCCGCGCGCCAGATCGTGCGCGACTTCTGCGACCACTCGTACCGCTACTGGGATGCGACCGCTGGCGCGTTCAACTACGACACGGCCACCTGCCCCTTCGCCGAAGCCGCGATTGCGTTCGACGCGACCGACACGGCTACGTCGCCGCAGAACGACGTTTGTGGGAAGCGCCTGGGCTCGTGTAAGCTGCGCTTCGGTGCGAACGCAGAGCTCCCGTTCCGGGGCTTCCCAGGCGTGGCACGTATCAGGGTGCGATAGCATGATCAAGCGCGAACAGCTGCTCTTCCCCGACGCGGTGAAGGCGATGCAGGACCACGCCAAGCGGGCGTACCCGAACGAGGCGGTGGGCCTGATCACAACGCGCGCCTACGTACCACTCAAGAACACCAGCGACGAACCGGAGTTCACTGCAACAGTGGCCTCCTCGGTTGTTGCGCCCTACGTAATGGACGGCTCGCTGGTCGCGGTCTTCCACTCCCACCCCAACGGGCCGAACTGCCCAAGCGAGCTCGACATGCGCTCGCAGATGGGCATGGAGGTACCGTTCATCATCGTGTCGACGAACGGTGACGCCTGCCTCGCGCCCTTTGCCTGGGGAGATCAACTGGAGCCGTTCCCGCTGCTGGAGCGCGGCTTCCAGCACGGTGTCACCGACTGCTACGAACTGATCCGCGATCACCGGTGGCTGACCTACGGCGAGCGCCTGCCCCAGTTCCCGCGCAACTGGAACTGGTGGCTCAACGGGCAGTCGCTCTACATCGACGGCTTCCAGGCAGCGGGCTACCGCCTGCTCGAAGGTGACGAAACGCCGCAAGCTGGTGACGGCTTTCTGGCGTGCGTCAAGAGCCGCGTCCCAAACCATGCCGGGGTACTTGTTGAGCCGGGCATGATCCTCCATCATGCGACGGCGCGTGACCCGTACGATCCCTCGCGCCTCGCCAAACGGGAGCCTGTTCACCGGTGGCGCGACTACATCACACACTGGGTGAGGCGCGACGTTGAACCGTCTTCGTGACATCTACCTCTACGGACGCCTTGGGCGTCTGTACGGCAAGAAGCACCGGCTGGCGGTCGAAACGCCAGCCGAAGCTCTGCG